GCGCGGGGTGGAGTCGCCAATGTAGGTGAAGCTGTAAATTTGCAGCCCTTTCCATGTCGCGCCTTCTGGAATGATGTTTTCCTTCACACGAATGTCGGATTTCATCATAAACGGCGCAGCGATAGACGCGATCTGTCCGAGTGTCTGTAGTCCAGACGGGCCGGGTACGGTTTGAGAACCACCATAGTCGCCCGACACCATAGACATGAAGTCGGCCAAAGCGTTTTGTGGACTCATCTGCTGATAGTTGTACCGCGCAATATCCTGGTCGATAGCGGCTTGCGACATTGCCTGACGCTTATCACCCACATCACCAATTGCGCCGTACATCGACAGCGGTGCGCCCATGATTGAGGGATAAGCACCAAAGGCTTGACTCGACAACCTACCGGCCTGGTCAAATCCACCAAGACCCAACCGCCCTGCCGCTTCTGCGGCTTGCGAAGCTTGTCCGTAAGCCTCTAACGCCTGTTGTACAGCGGGAAGTCGTTGCTGTTGCGCCATTCCATAAGCACCCCCGTACATTTCAGCGGCCTTGTTCAGCATTTGCTGGTTGGCAGCGGCGATAGCGTTGGCTTGCACAATGTCACCGCGAGATCCACCCCCCGGCTGATACTGGACAATGTTCTGCCGTATCCCCGGTAGGATTTTTCCGGTGAGTTGTTTCATGGTCTGCGTTCCAAGTGCATCCATCATCGCAGCGTAGGGTGAACCTTCTCCGAGGTTGACCCTGCCTGACATAAGATCAGCCGTGGTCGGCTGCACTGCCGTCAGCGCATCGTGGGCGTAACCTTGTGCGACGTTACCGCGACCGATTGCATACTCCGGGGTTTGTTTTGCGATGTCGTACATCCCGAAAAGCTGGTTTTCGGTTTCCCGTTGCATCCCCGTTGCGCGTGGCCCCATTGCGTAGGCCAACGTACCGGCTTGTGCTGCCTGTTGGCTGGGGTCAAACCCTGCTACAGTTGGGCCGGAGTAATATTTTGGCTGGCCTTTGTCATATATTTTTCCGGCCTCTTCAAACCCCTTTTTGAGATGCGGGATTTGTATTTCCCACGGCTTGTCCGTTTTTGTGCGCGCTCCTGATCCACCACTCATGTTTTTGTCCTCATCATTAAATTCCTGGGCTGGGATCGCCATAGCCGCCGCCGTAGCGGGGGAAGTTGTACCCGACAACATCGCCTGTAGGTTCTCCCGCAAGCAATCCACGAAGTTCCGGGAGAGCCCACTGGTTAAATACACCGCTGCCCAAAGGCGAGGGCGTGGGGGAACTTACAGGCCCGCCAAACTCAGACGCCAGGAACGGAACATTTCGACCTTGAATCGGCGTGTAGGTTGGGCTGCCGAGGAAGTTGAGTCCTGACTGGACGGAGAAGTTTGGGGTACTGGTATAAGCCCCAGGCGCACCAGCCCAATTCGCGAAATTGAGTGAGCTGGGGAGATGCGCGTCCCTAACACTAGAGACATTCCACTGGTTGTACTCCGGCGCCCAACCCCCGGCTGCTGTGCGTCGGGTAGCGTGTGTGCTGATTGGCCCATCTGCGCCACCGTAAAAGGTCATCGGCACTTGATAGGTGTACTGCTTAGCCCCGCCGGAAATTGGATCAATGGTGAATTCCTTTGGTTCGCCGGTAACTCTCCAGAGTGAATCTGGCGTTGCTGATGCCAGCCCGGTGTATTTTGAAAGCAACGGGCCTCGGGATGGTGTAGTGTCGCCGTTATCTCCGTTATCCCCGTCATCCCCGTCATCCCCGTCATCCCCGTTATCTCCGGGGGGTGTGGTGCCACTACCACTGGGCGGCTTAGACAGTCTGCCTGTGGGGAACAGAGGGACTCGGGAAAGTGGATATACGGACGGGCCACCCGGTGGACTCTGCGGTTTCCAACCACCAGGGACAACCTGTGGGGTTGCCTTACCGGAAACACCTGGAGTTTTCCCGCCGTAATGGTAAAGAAGTTCGTAGATTGGGTTGATGTAGCCTTCCGGCCTGGTCTTGGTTAAACCCTGATCTTCTTGCAACTGCCGATAAGTTGTCCATCGACTGCCGGGTACACCCCGATAGGGTTCTTCGACATCCGGTGACGGCCCCCAAGCTGTCGGCATCCAGGGCTTGTACGCGAGGTTGTGTCCTATCCCTCTGGCCTCAAGGTAAGACGAAGGCCCACGCCTCATGCCGTACTTACCTTTGGGGATTAGGTCGGGGCCACCCGTCCAAAGCGATCCAGCAGGGTCGTACTGGTTTAATTCAACACGGCCCTCTACTTGGTCGAGCCAATCGCGAAAATCATACTGTTCTTCGCCCCACCAATTCTCCAAACCCAGCGAAAGATCCCGATCTTTGTTTGATGCCATTAGTCAATCTCTTTTGTTAAAATATGGTATGAGCATTTCCAATCAGGTAATGCTTTCAACCAGCCTTTTCTGCCCCATGCTTCGATACTGGAGCAACCTGTCTGTTTTGCGAATTCTTCAACCATAGGAAAATGTTTTATCCATCGCGCCATGCCTTCGCCGCCAATGGATAAGATTCTTAAAACCTTTTTTCGTGGATACGGAATGATCTGTGTCACCATCGCTGCGGTGACATTACGATCCTCAACTGAAAACCAGAGCTGCATCTCGCCTTTAACTAACTCAGGCAGCATATCCTCCGGTTCGATCTCGCCCTCGGAATGAGGGACGGCTTTTTTTAAGTGGCCGACAACCAGGGGCCAGAATACTTCGACCTCGTGGGGTCGGGCGATAAACGCCTTACAGTTTTGTCCAGGAACTTCCGTCGAACCAGTAGATTCCGACACCGGAGCCGGGGTCCCAGGAGGTTCCGTCAGCGTAGACGAGTTGTCCATTTCGGGGTTTGTCAGGTTCAGCAAATGTTTCCTCCAATCGGAGATTTGAAAGGTTGAAAACGACCTCCCCCAGTCGGTTTAATTCGTTGGTCAGATAAATTCCAAGATCCTCCACCCTTGCCGGTGGTGGGCCGGGTTGATACCGGGTTACAGATTTCCATTTTTTACTGTCAGCTATAGCCACGGCTGCCTCTTCTACCGGCGTCCTCTACCTCAAAGGCTAATCCCGAAAGTTTCCAATGGGTATCGGCGGTGCTTTCGATTTTGACCCCGTACAATTTTCCGGTTGCGCGACACGATACTTTGGACATGGTATCGGGGTTGAAGGTGAATGGGCCTTTCCAACTAACCCCCTCTTCTGTGCTCATCTGAGTGCCGACATAAATATTCACAGTGTCCTCGTTAAGCACTTCCATCTTGGGCCAGATCGCTTTTACCCGTTTTACGGAGGTTTGATCTGGTGCGCCTTCAGCGGTCATCGCAAGTCCGGTGCGTTCGATGAACGCAGTCATGTCGGTGGTGTCTTCTTGGTTGCCCGACCCATCCCGAAATAGTTTCGTGGCGATTGGGGCGGCGAAAACAAGCGCATCCTCGAACTTGTCGAAACTCATCGCCCAGCGTCCATCAGCAGTCGTCCAGGTATCGGTCGCTGCTGCCCAAGTGGTAAATGAGGTGGGATCATCCACCACCCCCGGCGCAATGTGGGACAACTGCGGCAGATCGCGGATCGTAAAGGTCTTGGTTGTGTAGTTGAATACAACGGCTTTATCAATCTGCGTATTGGTTGAATCTGCGGTCACAAAACAGGCGAGGATTTCATTCCGGCCATGATCGGCCACCACAAATGACTTGGACGCTTCTTCACCGTCAATGTCGTTAAACATCCAATCGCGGATTTCCGCGGGCAATATGGGAAAGACCCGCTGGCCGTCATTTATGTAAAGGTCATCGATCCCCAAAATGAAATGCCCACCGGGGAATTCTGCGACACAGTTCTTCGCCATGATTCCGACCGGCGCGACTTTTCGGAACGAGAAAATAAACGGGGTTCCGACATACGACATTTGGTGAACAGCGCCGGAGGTGTAAATCTGGAACGTGTCGCCAAGCTGTAGACCGTCCCGGATGACTTCACCCCCGTCCTGAAGTGGGTACTCCCCCGCATCATTCGTACTCACAGATTCATCCCATGACGACGGGAGTGTTTGTGTGGCGGCCTCGGTAGACCACTTCACCAGAGTCGGGTAATTTACACCTTGGGATTTGGTGACGTTCAACGAAACGAGGAATGACTTAAACGACCTCACCACCCTGCACTCGGTAGAGGCGGGCCAGTTGCTCAAATCAGCCATCTTGGTCGAGGTCGAGGGCAGTCCAGAAGTCAGCGCCCAAAACTGCGGGTCGTCATTAGGATTCACCATAATCAGAATCCCGCCCAAAATGGTAGAAGACCACCCCTCCGCTGCGGTTGCGGAGTAGTATACGTCGCTA